ATAACTGAACCTGAAATTGATGAAATAAAGGAAAAATATCAATCAAAAACCAGTACTAAAAACCGCACCGGTGCGGAAAATAGTACCGGTACTAAAAATAGTACTGCTACCAGTACGGAAAAGCGTACCGGTGACCAGTACGAAAAACCGTACCCGAATAAGAATAATACAAATAGACTAAATAAGAATAATATTAATAATGGCATTTTGAATGAGCTCAATTTAATTTTAAGAGAATCTGGACTTGATATTAAACCGGATAAAATTATCAAAGCGGGTAAAGGGATGGATATAGACACCCTAAAAAAATATATACACGCTTTTAAGCATAAGGGGCCTGGTTATGTAATAGCTGCCATAAGAGACAAATATGAACTTCCAAAGCCCACTGTAGAGAGTATTAGCATTGAGGAGCTAGTTAATAACTTTGAAATCTCTGAAGAAAACTCAAGAGAGGTTTTAAGAGATCTAGCAAATAGAATTTTATCTGACTATGAATGTGGCATAGATCCTTGTCCTATTGACACTTTTAACGATAAGAGTCAAGGATATCCAAGAGAACTGGTTGAAGAATACAGATCTAAATTATTAAAATTTGTAGCTTAAAGGGGTGAAAAAATTGGAATTAGGATTTTTTATCAAGGAATTTAAGAGACTAACCATGATTTACGATAAAAATTGGGATACAGAGAAGATTAGTTTTATGGCCAATGAGTATTATAAAAAGCTTTCAGGATTGTCAGAAAAAGCTTTTATTGCTGGTGTGGAGAAGTGTATTAACCAGTACAACCGCTTCCCGAGTATCGCTGAAATGGCGGAACAATGCAGAGTTACCAGAGGTAGTAAAGAGGTTTCCCCTGCATCTTATTCCTGCATGGATAACACAGCACTGGACAAACTATGGGAATCTTTCAAAGAAGACGAACAAAGGGATATGAAGCATTTAGCAGCAGAACTCATGAAGAAAATTGGGATATTACCAAAAGGGTATAAAAAAGGGGTGAATCCTTGGCATGACAGTATACTTAATTCTGTTTTTAATACATCGTTCAAATACGTTGTACTTAGAAAATATTTCAAAGAGGAATGCATAAAGTTTGGCTACAGATGGAAAGGGGAATGTCTAAGTACAAAGGGCTGGCTTTCCTTTGAACAAACTTTTAATCAAGAATTGAGAAGTGCATAATAATCACTTATTTTTTATAAAGGGGGAGAAATGCGGAAAAATTGGACCAAAGAAGAAGAACAATTCATAATCGACAACAAAGGCAAAATGACAGCAAATGAAATTTCGGAAAAACTAGGTGTCGCAGTGACACAGGTAAGAAATAAGATGACCCGGCTCAAGCCTAAAAATAATATAAGTGGAGATGGTGAGATGAGCTCAAATAAACAAAGTATGCTCCAAGACGCATTGGATACCATATCAGAAATGGAGAAAGAGATCTCTGAAAAGGATAAAATGATCTCAGATCTTAAATCCCAAATAGAATATATAAACAACGTTAACAAACATCTTGATGAATCCCTAAAAAAAAGAGGATCTAATAATCTTAAAACACCTCATCCATGTATAAAAAAACTTAATGATAAGCTAAAAAAATTTGAAGTCATGCATGCAGATGTAGCTGTAGATCTAGATATAGCTTGTGAGTCCATAGAAAAATATAAAAACGAAAATAAAATTTTGAAAGAAAAACTTGATATATATAATCAGACATTTGGAATCATAAACAGCATTACAGGGAGGTCTCATGATATCAAAGGACTATAAAAATAAAAACAATAAAATTTATCTTAATTTCGGAGGCTCTGCACAACTAGAGCAAACTAAATGTGAAGGATTTGAATTGCTTCTTGCACTTCAACGGTTTGTTATGAAGCCCAATCAGAAAAAACTTCAAGATGTCAAAAGTGAACTAGCAGACAGGATTATCACCTGTGAACAAATGATAGCCAATTCCACAGGAGCTATAAAAAGAGACTTTGAGAACCACTGCAGGCACTTTAAAAATACTTTAGAAGGTCATGGTCTACATCATCAGTTTAATTACATACTTGAAGTTCATCGAGAAGATATCAAGAAAATAATTAAGCGGAAGATAGATAGAACTCTAGAGAGAATTGAGAATGGATATTATGACTAAAATATTCATACCAGGCAATGTGCCTAGTTCTAAAAATTCAAAACAGTGGACTGGGAAATTTCTAGTAATGTCGGACACCTGCAAAAGGTATGTTAAGGCCTCTGAAATGGAATATAAAATCAAAAGAAACAAGTTTTTGGAATTACTTCAAGGGAAAAAGAAACCTTACAGGATAGGGTTTTACTTCATAAGAGATTCCAGGAGAAAGTTTGATTATATCAACGCTGCACAACTTCCTCTAGACCTCATGCAGAAATATGGCTGGCTGGAAGATGATGACTGTCACAATGTGATACCGGTGTTCTTAGGTCATGAAGTAAATAAAGAAAAAACAGGAGTGTATATTACTTTAGAGTGACATCCTCGGTTTAGAGCAAGAGAAGTGAGGGAGGCAAATGGAGAAAAATAACTATAGAGAATTCCCAAGTGAATTAATGGATCTCAACAGCCAGGAGGATAATGTTCTTGGTCACCGTGCCAATGTAGATACAATGCTGTACGAAGATATCGTAAAAGGAATCACTACTGAAAAACAGCATGAAATGTGGATGAGAGTTAAAAAAATGGGATGGAGTTATAGAGAAGCCGCTGTATTCTTCGAGTGTTCTATTGATAATGTCAACTGGACTCTAAAAGAGATTGAGAAAAAAGTCAAAACCTTTAGAATCAATGTAAAACAAAGAGGCGGCTATATTTTCAAATAAGGTAGTATTTTTACTACCCTTTTTTTATATATGGTGAAAGTTTACTTGAATGAATGGAGGTGAAAAAGGTGGCTGAACTTAATAGCAGACAAAAAGCGTTTATTTCAGAGTATATAAAGGACAAAAATGCTACTCAGGCAGCTATAAGAGCTGGATATAGTGAGAAGACAGCATACAGTCAAGGACAACGACTGTTGAAAAAAGCTGAGATAAAATCAGCTATCGACAGTTTATTTGAAAAAATCAGAGATGAAAATATAGCAGTGGCTAAGGAAGTAGAGGAATTCTTGTCACTGATGATGCGTGGCGAGATTGATGAAGAAGTTGTAGTAGTTGAAGGATGTGGTGATGGGTGCAGTGATGCAAGAATAATGAAAAAACAAGCAGCAGCAAAGGAGAGATTAAAAGCGGCTGAACTTCTAGGAAAAAGATACGGCATATTCACAGATAAAGTCAACGTAGAGGGATCCCTACCAGTAATAATTCATGGAGAGGATGCCCTTGAAGAGTAAGAAATTATTTTTACCGGACCTCGTAGGGAAAGGATATAAGGACTACTGGAACTTTAAAGGCCGTTACCGCGTATGCAAAGGATCCCGTGCTTCTAAGAAGTCTAAGACGACAGCACTTTACTATATCTATAAAATGATGGAATACCCTCAAGCTAATTTATTGGTGGTAAGGAAGGTATTCAGGACATTAAAAGACAGCTGCTATTCAGATTTGAAATGGGCTATCAACAGGCTAGGGGTAGATGAGTTTTGGGAAACAAAAGAGTCACCAATAGAGATGACCTACAAGCCTACAGGTCAGAAAATCCTTTTCAGAGGGCTAGATGATCCACTGAAGATAACATCTATAACCGTGGAAACAGGTATGCTCTGTTGGATGTGGCTAGAGGAATGTTATGAGATAACCAATGAAGACAGCTTCAATATGCTGGATGAATCTATAAGGGGACAGTCTCCAGGGAATCTATTTAAGCAGATCACCCTCACTCTGAACCCATGGAATGAAAAGCATTGGGTAAAGAGAAGGTTCTTTGATACAGAAGACGACCCGGACATATTGGCCAAGACTACCAACTATAAGTGTAATGAGTTTCTGGATGAAGCAGATCTGAAGGTTTTTGAGACTATGAAAAAGAATAATCCTAGACGTTATAAGGTGGCAGGACTTGGAGAATGGGGTATTGTAGATGGTCTTGTCTATGAGAACTGGGAAGAGAAAGAGTTTAGCACCAATGAAATATCTGGCAGAAAAGATATCAAATCTGCTTTTGGGCTGGACTTCGGGTACACCAACGACCCTACAGCTTTATTCTGCGGGCTGATAGACTTGGAGAAAAAAGAGATATTTGTTTTTGATGAGATTTACAAAAAGGCCCTAAGAAACAGGATGATCTATGATGAGATATCCAAAAGAGGTTACTCCAAGGAAAAAATAACTGCTGACTCTGCAGAGCCAAAGTCCATAG